ATACATGACTTTTTTTTGCGATGGATCAAGAACATCATTTTCCGTTGCCCCTGAATCAACATTATCAAATCGGTTTTGTTTTTCTTGACCTTGATCTAACTCATCACCAGAACTTGCGTGTTCTATAATTTCATCAAAATCATAGCCCATAGCAACTAGATCACCAACTGTCATCTCTGACCTATGAGCCACAAAATCAGCATCATCTAAACTTTTAGTATGTCTTTGAATTAAAAATTCTTCTTCAGGTATGTTGATTATTTTTATTTGACCAGATGTTTTCTTGCGTTTAATTTTAACATCATACAATAATGGTACTGGTTGCACATTGTCGTTTTCAGCATCATTACTTGGTGTATCATATTCTCTAGGGGCTTCAACATTAATTGGTCTTGAATCTTGTTCAATAATTTCAATGTTGGAATCTGATGCCATTATAGTTAATTCATCTAATGTTAATCCATCATAACTTTCCTCATTGACTTCCTCTGATTCATCCCAATAAAATTTAACAACACCCAGTTTAAATAATAAAGCCGATTTAAACCAGTTATGAAATAAAGAAAAACCATTATTTTGATCCACAATATAATTACAATATTGAGTCGCCTGTTCACTTGCCGTTACATCCTCTTGTTGTCTAGGTACAAAACGCACATAATCTTTACTAGATGTGAAAATTCGCATAACTGACGGCATAACCATTTCAATAACTTCTTGCACATCTGAAGTTACAACTTTTGACTTGCCATCAATTTCATTTCCAAATTCTTCACTATTATAATAATCCTGAACATCAATTCTAAAACCTGATAATTCGGAATCATAATAATTTAAAGCATCCTCCATTCGGCTTTTAACCACCACTTGAAGTTTTGTGTCATCCATTTTTGTCATTTGTTTTTCTTTTTATTTTTCTTTTTTTTACTTTTATTAGATGGTCGCCCAACTTTATTTCCATAAGTTCCTTTTCCGTATGGCATATTCTTAACCTTTCTTTTTTTTAGGAAAACCTTTTTTCATGTTTGCGTATGCTTTAGAACTAATAGTTGATTTTTTTTTGCTTTTAGAAGTTCCAGCTTTCTTTTTTTTATTTATATAATAGTAAAGACCTTTTTTAGCCATCTTGCCAGATTTTGTCTTGTGCATTTTTTTCATAATTTTCTTATTAATTTATTTTTATTTTTTTTAGTTGTTGGTTTTGTATCTTTTGTTTCTTTATATATATTTGGCGTATAACCATTTAACGTAAAATACTCATCAAAACTTTTGGCGTATTTTTTAGTCATTTAATCCCATAATACTTTACCATTTCTTACAACTCCAATAACGAGCTGACGTTTTATCTTTTGCTGTATCGCATTTGTGTCTAGCCCTAAAACTTTTTCTGCGACCTGGTTCGTTTTTGCGAATACGCATTTTTGGATCACCAAAAGTAACCCTGACCACATTGTCGTTTTTATTCTTTACAAAAACTTGAAATTTTTTTTTACCAAAACTCGTCTGCCCTTTACTAATACGAGTCGGTTTGTTTAATGTTACTTTTCTACCCTTGTAAACAGCCATTATGCCTCCCCAACCATATAATCAGGAATATCCTCATCAATTATTTTTATTCCTCGTAAAATTTTTAAATAGTCTTTACGATCCATATTGTTTTTTTTCGCCATATATGCCCCAGCAAAAATACAGCAATACATTAAATCTTCCCATGTTACATGAGGATTCATTTTTTTTATGTCATATAGAAAATCAGTAATAAAAGGTAATGCCGTAATATCCATCGGCAAATCATCGTCATCTAAAACACACATTTATACAACCCATTTCGTGTCCGTTTCTATTGGTCTATTCCATTTGTAATTCTTGTTAGAACTCGCAAACGCACCTTTACCAGAAAAGGTTAAACAAAACGCATCAGCTCTATCAGGACTAGTATGACCTCTTTTTTTCATCTGCTCTTTAGATTCAACTTTTATCTTGCCATTTGACATAAAGGCATAACGAGGTGCTGTTAATTCTGCAATTAACTCATCATCCTCATAATTCATTTTTACATCTCTAGACTCAAACCACTCACGAGCCAAAAACCACAACTCATCCCTTAATCTTAAATACTTATCCTGTAAACTTGGTAATTCAGCTACATTAACTGCCGATACCTGACAATCAACTAATTCTTGCAATCTATCAGCAACACCAGCCCCAATACCAATAGAATCAACTAATATCTCTGTTGGACGCTTGGAATACGGCAACGCCTCATATTCAGAAACAACAATACCCACAGTTTCCATTAAATTCTTACCTTGCCACGTTTTTATTTTTTCTAGCAAAGTGTTGCCCTGTCTTTTGGCTAAAGCCGTTTTATCACCACCAAACCTCGCAACATCTAAACCCCATACAACTTCATTTGTACTAGGCTCAATATCTCTATCCAAAGATTCCGATATTAAATGCAAAGGAATAATAGCATCATCATTAGTATCAGGAAATTCACCCAACACCCTAATACGATACACATTACTATCCTCGCCATATTTGGTCTGCATATCCTCAATAAATCGTTCATTTACGTGTTTAGATTCTAAACATGATACTGTAAAGTTTTTCCAGCGATGCGACATTTGATGAAATGTATCAAAAAAATAACCAGAATTACGAGTAGGGTTTCCTGTTAAGATTACCTTCGCATTGGGGGTACTTAACGATCCTTCAGCTACCTGAAATATTAAATCATCAATACCAGATGCCTCATCAGCTATAAAAAGCATATTAGGACTATGAAATCCCTGAAGTGCCTCTGGTTGCTCACGTCTTGCCGTTCTTGCCACGCAAAACGAGTCTTTAACACCGACTAAATTAATCTTATCCGACTTAAATTCAAATAAATCCTTAAAGCCTTGTGGCAAATTACGATGCCATTTACTAATTTCTGACCATAAAATATCACTAAGCTGGTTACTTGTATTTGCTGTAACAGCAATTTTGCAAGGTAGCCTACAACTTAACCACCACAAAATAACCCAACTTAATAAAGCTGTTTTTCCTGTGCCATGACCAGATTTAATACTAATCTTGTCGTCAGTTAGTAAAGAGTCTAAAACCTTTTTTTGCCATGTATCTGGTTCTACTTTAAGCATTGACTCAACATACAATGTTGGATCAAGTGCCAGTTTAGTTATAATTTCAGAATTTTGCATAGAATCCTATTGGTTGTTCTAGAAAAGAAGGGGGGGTAGGTGTTTGTAATATGAGGGAGATATACCTATATATATCTGCCCCCCCAGTTTAATTTATGGTGGGGGGTTCTAAACGAGGCTGGAAAGAACCTCCCATAATAGTTAAATGGTGTATAAATCTTTGTAAGTCATTGATATTATTACATACTCGTAGGTTATGTTAACCAACGATTGCTAAAAACTACCAGAAAACCAGGACATTAGAGGATTTTACGCGTGTACTGCACACTCTTGTAGAGAGGTTTTCCCCTACTTCTTCCCCAGCTTAACAACGTTATCCCTTGATTTCTCTAGGTTTTTTTCCTCTATCCTCTGTCTAATAACGTCTTGCACCTTATTTAATTCCTCTACATAACTCGTTTGTTTAACAGTTATATCTTGTCTATCACCATACTTTTTAGGTGACATTCTAGCACTCGTCCATTTAAGTGCATCTATTGTAACTCTTGCTCTTTGCCAATCCAATTTACCTGTTAATACTTCTAATGCTATATCGTTAATCATTTCCCCATATAAATCACCTCTATTTTCTCTAGCAACAGAGTATTTATCCTGGAAGTCTGTATCCTCATTAAGCCATTTAACAACACTTTTTAATGACGGCATTTCTTTATCTTTGCAAATAGAACGTAAAGACTTTCCTAGTGCTATTTGCTCACATATCTTGTTTAACATTTGTGGTGTTTTTTTAGTTGGATAAACCATTATTAATCCTCTCAGCTTTTTTACCTGTAAAATTTTCCCATCTTTTTATAATTACATCACAGTATTTTTTATCTAACTCCATACTATAATTTATTCTATTAGTTTTCTCACACGCTAGTAATGTACTACCTGAACCACCAAATAAATCTAAAACTATATCTTCTGATTTACTACTATTATTAATTGCTCTTTCTATTAATTCTATTGGTTTTTGTGTTCCATGTTTATATTCTTTGGTATTGTCTTTACTAATAGACCACAAATCAAAATCGGATTTATCACCTTTTTTAAATGATTTGCCATTTACATATAAAATAAATTCACATTGTCTTCTATATTTCATATAACCTAAACCAGCATTTTTTTTATCCCATACAATTACAGCATCAACTTTCTTACCTAACTCGTTTATCATATCTAAAAATGGTTTTTGAAATAATGGAGAAACACAAACGTAAACGTCAGCTTCTTTTTTTATATAACTAAATATAAATTGTATTAATGATCCTAAATCTTTATTTTCTAAATTGTCGTTTAATAATTTTCCGTAAGTTTTCTTTTTTACAACTTGTGTTCTACCTCCACTATAATCTAAACCATAAGGTGGATCAGTAAAAACCAAATCTGCTTTTATTTTATTTAAAAGTTTATCTAAATCAGTTATATTTGTACTATCACCACACATTAACCTATGATTACCTAACTGCCATATATCACCTTTTTCTACAATAGGTTCTACATCTTCAGGTACTTCATCCTCATCAGTTAACCCTTTAGTAATTGGTTTATCTAATATGTCCGATAGTTCATCATCACTAAAACCAGTTAATGAAGTGTTATAACCTAATTCATCTAACTCTTTTAATTCAATACTTAATAACTCTTCATCCCAACCAGCATTTAAAGCTAATTTATTATCAGCAATTATGTAGGCTTTTTTTTGAGCCTCTGTTAAGTTTTCTAGTAAAATTGTTGGAACTTCTTTTAGTCCTAGTTTTTTGCTGGCTAATAATCGTCCATGACCAGCTATTATTGTGTTTTCTTTATCTATTAAGACAGGATTAGTAAAACCAAACTCTTTAATACTTGACGCAATTTCTGTCACTTGTTTATCAGAATGTGTTCGGCTGTTATTTACATAAGGTATTAACACATCTGTATTTATGTAATTTATTTCTAAACTCATTTTTTTCTTAACAATAATTCCT